TGTGCAACTTCTTGTTTTTCTTGTTTCATGCGTCTTTCAACATACTGGTCACAAGTCTCGCCGTCAATCTGTTGTCGTACACTATCGCCAATACTTTCAGCACCGGCTATACCAAACAGCATTGATTCAAAGTTATTAAACGTAACAACCTTAATAGATTTTTGTTTATTGTGTTCCATATTAAAACGTACAATGTTACTTTCGTCATACATGTTAGAACTAAAAAATATAACTTTTTCAGGATCAACACCTGCTTGTTCGCAACTATAATATAAAACATCAAAGTATGGAACATCGTGTATTGTACTAAAGCCTTCTGTACTTGTATCAAAAAGGAAAAAACACTTTGGATCGTTTTTTAATTGTTTTAATGCTTTGGGTTTTACAAATCTAAACAAGTTAAGATCAGTATGCCAATCAGGATATTGAATTAAACAATGTATTGCACTTGCGTCAATTAACTTGTGTTTTCCGGCACTAATAGCTTCTTTTAATTTCTCAATAGACTGCGTAGTGTGCGGTCGAGCTACATAATCATTCTTTGCAATAGAGTCTTGAATCAACTTCATGTGTTTAACTTTCCATAAATACTACTATATTTATGTACGTATATAATGATTGGAGATCATAGTGAAGATTGGATTTATTGGTATAGGAAAACTTGGGTTACCTTGTGCAGAAGTTATTGCCGAAAAGGGGAATGATGTAACAGGGTATGATGTTGCTAATGTTAAGAGCGACAAAGTAACAGTTTGTTCTAGTATCAAAGAGGCTGTTAAGGATAGAAATATTGTATTCATTGCAGTACCTACTCCACATCATCCAGACTATGATGGCAAAGCACCTACGGCTCATTTAGAACCTAAAGACTTTGGATACGACATTGTAATTGATTGCATACGTGAAGCAAACATGCATATGAATAAAGATCAATTACTTGTATTAATTAGTACAGTATTACCAGGCACAGTACGTAGAGAATTTGCACCACTAGTAACTAATACTAGATTTGTTTATAATCCTTATTTGATTGCTATGGGTACAGTAGCTTGGGATATGGTTAATCCTGAAATGATTATGATTGGTACAGACGATGGAAGTACTACAGGTGATGCAAAAGAATTAGTAGACTTTTACAAAACTATAATGGAAAACGATCCACGTTATGAAATTGGTACGTGGGACGAGTGCGAATGTATCAAAGTATTTTACAATACATTTATTAGTGCAAAAATTGGATTAGTTAATATGATACAAGATGTTGCAGAAAAGCAAGGACACATTAATGTTGATGTAGTAACTAATGCACTTGCCAAAAGTGATCAGCGTATTATGGGTCCAAGTTATATGAAAGCAGGAATGGGCGACGGTGGAGCATGTCATCCAAGAGATAATATAGCTCTACGCTACATGGCTCAAAATTTGGGGTTGCAATATGACATATTTGATGCTATAATGAATGCAAGAGAAGTGCAGGCTAAAAATATGGCAAATTATTTGATTAAGATTGCTGAGGAGCGATCTTTACCTATTTTGTTAAATGGCATTGCATATAAACCAGGAGTACCATATACTGACGGAAGTTATAGTTTGTTAGTAGGACATTATTGTAAAGAAGCAGGCTATCATTGTATTGAAGTTGATCCAATGGCTAGTCCACAACGTGGTCCTTTTACAGCCGTAGCATTATTAGCACATCCAACTCTTTACTGTTATCTTAGTGAAGGAAGTGTTGTAGTTGATCCTTGGAGAGAGTTCGAGTCTAAAAAGTTAGAAGTATTCCATTATGGAAACACACGATGAAGAAAATTTTAATTGTTGGTGACAGTAATGCACTAGGTGAGTGGGGAACTATTATTCCAGGACCTGCTTGTGCAAATCCTAAACACCCAGAACTATTTCAACCGTGGAATAAAGACAAATATTTAGAAGGTTCTGCACCTAAGCCTTTTCAAGTTGTATGGCCAGGATTTGGTTACAACTTAGATCAAATGGGTCATGCTACTGCCAACTATGCGTTTGGTGGATCAGGTAACTTTGAAGCAATTTTTAAAGTTGAAGAAGCATTAGGTCTTGCACCTTGTTTTACTAGTCCAGTATTTTATAAACCTAATTTAATCATATGGATGCTTACTGAGCCTTGTAGAGATTTAAAAAGAAGTTTATGGCCAGATGAAGCAGGACTATATGACTTGCAAAAGTATTACGATCAAAGCGAAGATAAAATTAGAAATGCTAATAGCATTAAAGAGATAAGTGATGAATTACTTACAATAGCATTAGATGGCGCACAAGCAATTTACGAGCAAACAGGTATACCTTGGTTAGTAATTGAAGGTTGGGGTAAACTACCTAAAGATATTAGTAAGTATACTTTTATAAAATATGTACATCGTGAGTGGATGGATAAAATAATAGGAAGACCAGTACCATTAATTAGTAGTTGGGGTACAGCAGAAAATGTTCGTAGACGTAGACCAGACCTAACAGAAAATGCGGCAGAGAGTTTACGTATGTTTGCTAGACAAAAACCTGAACTTAATATTCCTCATATACCAGAAGGTGAAGATACAGAGTTTAAAACTATAGTTGACGAATACGAAAAAGTAATTAAAATTATGACAGACAGCGACAGGTTCCCAGATAACTGTCATGTAGATAGATTAATACAAGAGGAACTAGCTAACGAGATAGCACCACATGTATGATATTGTTTTTATAAGTTACGGTGAAGCAAACGCTGATAGTAATTGGGATAAACTTAAACAACAATATCCGATGGCAAAGCGTGTTAAAGATGTTAAAGGAATTCACCAAGCACACGTAGCAGGTGCTAAAAAATGTTTTACAAAAATGTTTTGGGTTGTAGATGGTGACGCCCAGATAGTAGACGATTTTAAATTTGATCACGAAGTTAGTAGTTACGATTTAGATTGTGTTCATGTGTGGAGAGCAAGAAATCCTGTTAACGGATTAGAGTATGGATATGGTGGAGTTAAGTTATTACCACGTATGCTTACACTAAAGATGGACACTACAACAAATGATATGACTACTAGTATTAGTGATAAATTTAAAGCAATGCCAGAAGTTAGTAACATTACTGCGTTCAACACAGATCCATTAAGTACATGGCGTGGTGCGTTTAGAGAATGTGCAAAGCTGGCAAGTAAAACAATACAAGGACAACTAGAGGAAGAAACAAATGAACGACTTAAAACTTGGACTACTCATGCTGATGGAATACATAGTAGATATGCGTTACGAGGTGCTAATGCTGGTATGCAGTTTGGCCTTTCTGACGGCGCTGATTTGGGGTTAATAAACGATTTTGAATGGTTAGAACTACAGTATGCAAACGATTCCTTTTAATAACATAACGTCTTTAGGACAAAAAACAATGTTAGACAATCCGTTGTTTAATGTTAGTTGGATACTTGGACGTTTTTGTAATTATAAATGTAGCTACTGTTGGCCTTATGCAAATACAGATAAGCCTGACCATCAAGAATTAAGTTTATATAAAAGTACTATTGATGAAATAAAAAGTCAAGCAAGAGACAATGGGTATACACAATTTCATTTTAGTTTTAGCGGAGGAGAACCAACAGCATATAAAGACTTTGGGGAGCTCATAGAGCATTACTGTAGTGATACAGCACCAGAATATCAAAGTTTACATATGACTACAAATTTATCACCAGGAAGTAAATGGTGGAACAAATGGTTAGAAGCAACTAAAGGATTACAACGTAGAAGTATTACAGCAAGTTTCCATGCAGAGTTTGCAAATGAACAAGAGTTTGGAGACAAGTGTTTACAGCTTATGAAAGAAGGAGTACTAGTAACAATCAATCAAGTTATGGTACCCGATCTATGGAAGGAATATTATGAAAGATCATTACGATTTATTGATAGAGGAATACATGTTACTCTTAAGCCACAAAGCGACCCAACTGCGTCATTTGTGGTCAGTGGTTACACGGAAGAACAAACAAAAATCCTACAAACAGAATCAGAGCAACAAACCGCACAAGTTAGGCTCAAAGCAAATGATGGAATAGAATACGAACTTGACCAAGCAGAAAGATTAAATGCATTTGGCTTTAATAAGTTTAAAGGCTGGACTTGTAACGCAGGATATCAAAGTTGCATCATACGTGGCGATGAAGTTAAAAGAGCTTACAGTTGTAGCGATGAACCTCTAGGTACGCTTAAAGACGGTTTTACGCTGTTTAAGACACCATCTAAGTGTGTAACTGATACGTGTGTTAGTAGTGCAGATAATAAAATACCAAAGGTACAACTATGAAGAAGTTATGGGAACGCTATAAGGCGCATGATAAAAAAGTAAAAGAAGCACAAGCAAACTTTAAAGTTTCTGATATAAAGAACAAATACGTTAGAGCATTGATGTGGATTTTTATGCTTAAATTTGTATGGGATATTACTACATTATTTGAAAAGTATTTGCCTATGCCAACAGTATATAAAATACTAGGATTAGGATGGACAAAGTTAGGCTATTATGTGTTTTGGTTATTATGGTTTATATTCTTAGTAGTAGTATTATACAATGTATTAGGTGAAGAAGCCTTTGATAAGTTAGTTAACGAATTATGAAAATAGATATTAAAGATATTAAGTTTTGGATGGACGCTATTCGTAACAGCGATGACAGAAGCCGTACCTTAGAAAGTTTTTGGGGCGGACAGTTAGAATCTAAAACTTGGTTAGTTGATATTCTACAAGCAAAGGCTAAAACAATTAGTAATGCTAGTGTTGTTATACATGGCGGTTGGAATGGTGTGTTAGCAAATATGTTATTCAATAGTGATATTGGTATTAAACATATTACAAGTGTAGACCTTGATCCTGTTTGTAAAGAAATTGCAAGTACAGTAAACAAGCGTCAAGAGATGGAAGGTATGTTTGAAGCAGTTACAGCAGATATGTGTACTTACGAATATACAACTAGTCCTTATTTTGTTATTAATACAAGTTGCGAACATATTACACAAGAACAATATATGCAATGGTTAAATAATATACCAAAGGGTACAAAGATAATTTTACAATCTAATAACTACACCGAGTTAGAAGAACATGTTAACTGTAGTGAAACGCTTGGCGAGTTTGAAAAGAAATCAAAGTTAAAAATTGAAGTTGCAAAAGAATTAGAATTAACAAAATATAAACGATTTATGATTATAGGAACAAAAGATGTATAACTACGAAGATATTACATCAATACATTTAGAAGTTACAACAAGGTGCCAAGCAAGATGTCCTATGTGTCCAAGAAGGATCAATGGTGGACCTGAACTTGACAGTTTAGATCTTACAGAAATTAGTTACCAACAATTTACAAAATGGTTTCCTGTAAGTTTTGTACAACAATTAAAGTTTCTAAATATGTGTGGTAACTTAGGCGATCCTATTATGGCCAAAGACACACTAGGCATAATGCAATACCTACGTAAGCACAATCCTTTTATGACCTTGCAAATGCACACTAACGGAAGTGCAAGAACTACTGACTGGTTTAAAAGTCTTGCAGATGTAGGAGTAAAAATTGTATTTGGTATTGACGGACTAGGAGATACTCATGCGTTATATAGAATTAGTACAAACTATGAGAAAATTTTAGAAAACGCACAAGCATTTATTGAAGCAGGTGGAGATGCAAGATGGGATATGCTTGTATTCAAACATAACGAACACCAAGTAAGTGCATGTGAACAATTAAGTAAAGACTTAGGCTTTAAAGGATTTAGTATTAAGCATACTACACGTTTTAGAGATGGTAAGTTAGATGTAATTGATGACGACTATAATATTACGCATACACTATTACCATCACAAAAGAGTTTAGAAATGATTGCTCCAGCAGAAAAAGCTAGGAACGAATCTATGCCAACTATTAATTGTAAAGCAGTTCAAGATAAACAAATGTATATTGCCGCAAACGGAAACGTTAGTCCTTGTTGTTGGTTAGATTTAGAATGGTTACCACAACACTCTCATTCAAGAATAGATTACATGACAAAAATTAAAGAATATCCTAATTTACACAATCATTCATTTGAAGAGATTTTTGACAACGGCTTTTTTAACAAGATTAGTAGTTGTTGGACTAGTACTGGACTTAAAGAATGTTCAAAACAATGCGGAACGTTTGATAAACTAAACGCACAGTTTGAAAGGCATGAGCATGAGTAAAACATTTTGTCCTTTACCTTGGATACATTTAGCAACACGACCTAACGGTGACGTTAGAGTTTGTTGTACTGCTAATGCATCAGGTGCAGGGATAGAAGATGACAAAACAGTAGGGCTTGTTAAGAAAGACGGCATTGCTATGAATATGCGTGACCATACTATTGAAGAAGTATGGAATAGTGAGCATATGCGTAACACAAGATTGCAAATGCTAAATGACCAAGTACCTGCAAGTTGTCGTAAATGTTTTGCAGAAGAAGAAAAAGGTATTGTAAGTAAGCGTCAATGGGAAACTAAAGTGTGGGAAAAGCGTTTAGACATTGATAGTATTGTAGAACAAACAGACGCAGACGGTAACTTACCTGTTAACATTCCTTACTTTGATTTACGCCTTGGTAACTTGTGCCAATTAAAGTGCGTAATGTGTAGTCCACATGATTCAAGCAGTTGGATTAAAGAATGGAAACTACAAAAACCTAAATACAAAAACAAAGACTTAATTGCAGAACAAAGTTGGGATCAAGACTTTGATTATACTTGGTACAAGAAAGGATCCTTCCTTGATTCTATGAAAGACCAAGCACAACATATTAAAGAATTGTATTTTGCAGGAGGCGAACCTCTACTAATACCAGAGCATTATGCTATATTAGAGTTTATGGTTGATAACGGATTTAGTAAACATATTTGTATACGTTATAACAGTAATGGATTAGAATTACCTGATAAGTTATTTGCATTGTGGAAACATTTTGAGGAAGTAACATTTAATTTTAGTATTGATGCGTATGGAGATAAGAATGATTATATACGCTATCCAAGTAAATGGAAAGATATAAGTACAAACTTACATAAATTAGATAAAGCAGGACCTAATATCAAAGTTAACATGGCCTGTGCAGTACAGTTGCTAAATGTAGCATATATACATGAACTTGCAGAGTGGAAAATCCAACAGCAGTTTAATAATATTAACGTATTGCCGTTTGGTGGTGGGCTTATAGGTACACACTTAGTATACTTTCCGTCATACTTAAATATACGTGTGCTACCACAAGCATATAAACAGTTCGCTAAAGATAATATAGAACGGTTTATTGATAGCCAAAAATTTAATAGTGCTTGGAACGAACATGCAATGGGCAAAAGAAGATTTGAAGGATTAATAGAATATATGATGAGCGAAGATTGGTCAAATAAACTACCTCAACTACAAGATTATTTAAGAGTATTAGATGAACAACGTGGAACGGACTTTAGAAAAACGTTTCCCGAATTAGGAGAACACATATAATGAATACCGAAAGAGCCTTACTATGGAATAGCCTATGTAATTTAGGCGACATGGTAAAACTAAAACTAAAAGTTAACGGGCATGAGCTTGTACAACAGTTAGAACAGTTTGAAGATAATTGGTGTCCTTATAACGCAAAAAAAGATACACACAACAACCGTTGGGGTTTACCTGTAACAAGTCATACAGGTGATGTAATGGACAACTATCATTTGAATAGCTTTGGCCATATGCAACGCTACCACGATGTTGAAATGAAAGAAGAAAACTTTACAACACCAACTGAAGTATACAAGAACATTCCGCAACTTGCAAGTCTTGTAGATGTATTTGCACCTGACATTGGTCGTGTACATTTACTTAGAGTTGATGAGGGAGGATTCTTTCCACCACATAGAGATTTTCCAGGAGTAGGTCCGGAGTACTTTAGATTACTAGTTACGTTTGGTAAATGCCAACCTGAGAACTATGCACATATACTAGATAAGAAACTAATTTATCCTGATCCAGAATATGTACATTTTATTAACTTCCAAAAAGAGCATAGTGTGTTTAGTTATACTAACGGACTACATTCATTAATCCTTACAGTTAAACTAAATCAACGTACACACGATTTAATTATTAAGAATAGCATGAGCGAATGAAACTAGACTATCAAGATAAAGCAAAAGAAGATTGGTTCTTAGTTAGTTGGACCTTAAGCAATAAGTGTAACTATCGTTGTTCTTATTGTCCAGACCATTTGCACAATGGAACAACAGGACAACCTAAATGGGAAACTGTTAAAAACTTTGTTGAGAATTTTAAAGTACCTGCTAAAGAAATTTGTTATAGACTTAGTGGCGGAGAGCCTACGTATTGGAAACACTTTATTGATCTTGCAAAACTTGTTAAAGAACAAGGACACACATTTAGTTTTGTTACAAACGGAAGTCAATCAGTTGAATACTTTAAAAAGATAGATCCATATACTGATGGTATGCTTATAAGTTACCACCCAGAATATTCAAGTGCATCACACTTTGTAGAAATTGCAAATGCAACAACTTGTGAAATTATTGTTAATTTAATGTTGCCACCAGGCAAAGAAGCATTTGACGAACAGTATAAAATAGCACAATACCTATATGATAGAACAGATAGGATGTCAATATATCCTAAAGTTATTTTAGATAAAACAGACGGAGAGCATATTACTAATACTGTATCTCCTTATAGTAACGAACAAAAACAAATAATTGGCCAGTGGCCATTTGCTAGAGAAGTTAACGATGATAAACTACATCGTGGCGATCTTAAACTTGACGAACAACCTATTACAGCAAACGATTTAATTATATCAGGAATGAATAACTTTGCTGGTTGGAAGTGTTGGGCAGGCATTGACGGAGTAAACGTAGATATGTGGGGTAACCTATATAGAGCAGATTGTCAATTTGGTGGCCCAATAGGAAATATGGAACGATATAGATTACCAACTGAGCCTATTACATGCGGAAAAACAGTATGCGGATGTTTGAGTGATATATACATACGGAAGGACCGTGGCAATGGACGAAGCAGAACTGAAAGAAGCATACCGACTGTTTTGGATGGTTAAAGGACATATTGATTGTAGCGATGAAACAGCATTACAATCAGCTGACAGTTATTTTAAAAGGCTGTGGAGAGCAGGAAGTGATGGTGCTCCTTTATATGCACGGGAAGAGGGATTCGAAGAGGCTTACTTAAATAAAAAACTAAGTTCTGGACAATAGTCTAATACGTTTTCGTTTCTAATTTTATCTAAATCTTTTGTATACTTAACAAACGTGTCTAGCAGTTTACTATCGTCTTTGCTAGTGTACTTTATATTAGGAAATCTAAAATCAATTTTGTCTAATACGCTGTTAGGTAAAACTTGCGGATTTAAGTAAGGCGGTGTTACTACAACATTTGTAAAATATATTTCCCAGTTGTCTTGTTTATTTTCTTCAAACCACCAATACAGTTTATCTAAGTGTGCAATGTTATATGCCATAACAGTTGTAGTAATAATTACTCTAGTTGCAAAATTAAACTGTTTTAAATTTTCATTTAGTTCTGCAAACGTAAAGTTTTTACCACCTCTAATATATTCGTATAGTCCTTCAGTACCTTCAACACTTATATTCCATTTAGTTTGACCAAACTGTTTTGCAAGTTCATGTACTTCCTCATCTACAATAGTACCATTAGTAGTCCAGTCAAGTGTAATGTTTTTAGCGATACCAAGATCAATAAACTTTTGTAATATTATTTTGTTAGCAGGTTCCATGTAAGGTTCCCCACCTAGTATGCTTAGATATTGTAAGTTCATAAATGGAGTAGGATCTTCAAACAACCGTTCTATAATTTGTTCGCTTTTATTTGTGTAACCAAACTCTGGACTGTCAACAGGGCGTTGATAATTGCTGTCCAAATTATGTAATTTGATATCATCTTTAACCCAGGCACTAGAAGCAAGTCCACTACACATACGACATTTCAAATTACAAATATTACTCATATTAAACTCCAAAAAGTAGATATCTGTGAAGTTTTTTGAGTAGTCGTAATTGGTATTTTCCAACATTGGATTGAGTGTATCACGGAAGAATAAACGTCTGCTATGACCTGCAGATTCTTCTTTTAACGTGCATTGTTGACAAGCTGGCGGTAACACTCCATTACGGAAGCTATCCTTTGTGTATGACGCTGTAACGCTGTCTAAGACGGTGTTTAAAGGTGTTTTAAGCACGTTACCATAGCGTTCTTTATACACACAGCAGGGTACAATATCACCATTAAAGCGTACTGTAATACTATGCCAAGGAGCAAAACATTTCATATTTTGGTTACCTCTTTTACCTTCAAATTATCACCAAAAACAAAGATAAAATGTTCCTGTGTTTCGATGTGGTATCCTAATACATTTATGTAGTCTTTGTGTATAATAGGTCTACCAAAAATTAAACCTTTGAAAGTTTCGTCTTTAACAATATACCCTTGATCGTCAATTACTATAACAGGACAACTAGGTGTTCCGCTTGGAAAGAAGTACGCATTGCCTTTGTATTCAATACCACATCTAAATCTATATTTGCCACCAAAGTCTAATTTGATATCAAACTGTGTAGTTTCTTTTGTAACTGTATCAAATACTAATCCCCAGTTACTATCATTAGCATGTTCATCACCGTAAGGTACAGCAACAATTTTATCACCTAGTAATACACCGCAGTTATATTTTTTAGCAAAGTCTACTCCGTCGATAGTATGATACGTAGCAGTATTTGTTTCTGTATCAAACTCTACAATAGTGTTAAGTCCTTTAGTTTCTCCAAACGGTAAACTGTATAATGTATTACCTTTAACAATAATGTCTGTGTACTTTCTAGTAATATTAGGATCAACATCTAATTCATAACTTTGATATTGTTCACCATCAAAACTTAAAAGCGTATTGTAACCAGGTTCATCGCCTCTAGGCATACTCCAATATCGTCCGTTGCAGTACACAGTTCCCATATGTAACTTTTTACCTTTAATAGGCAACTCATGTGTTTTAATTATTCCGTCAATGTACAATCCAAAGTTTGTATCTTCATATCCTAATGGAAAACTAAATGCAGTCTTTCCGTTTGTTGCTACACTATAAAATTGTCCTTTACCTTTGAATGGTAATGTATGATAGTAAGGTGTTGTGCCACGTAGTTCTACAACAGTATTGAATTCGTCCCAAATACCATATGGAAGAAACCAACTGCTATCTTTAATTTGTGCAACAGCATTAGTCTTGCTAGTTGCTGGTAGCAAATCTAAATTAATATAATCACCTTTGTAAAATACTTTACTGTAGTCTTTACATTTTTCTGTAGCAAACGGAGGGCTCAGTAATTCATTGTTATGCTCAACTAGAAGCATATGCTTAATAGATTGTTCTTTGTAAAAGTCTTGAAATGCTTTATACATTATTTAGATCCACAGTATGTACTACTTGTTCTTTTACTGTATCAAAAACTAATACAGTTTGAAATGATGCACTTTCTCCATATGGAAATGCAAAAATTACATCTTCATGTATTAAACAGTTGTTATACTTTTCTATTGTAGTTGAGTCTTTAAAATAATCTCCTACATCTATAGTATAGTACGAATCGTCTTTAGTGTCAACTACTAATATTTCTGCAAGGTCTCCTTGACTCTTCCAAGTTTCTATAGGTTCGCATACACAACCACCTCGAGGAATGTAATATAATTTTCCTTGGCTGTTTTCTACACCAGCAAAGTATTTTTTACTTTCTTTTCCTATATGCAAATCTTGTGTGTACCATGCATCAATGTTGCTGTCAATGATAAGCATTTCACTCCAGTCTTCATCATGTCCTGCAGGTGGAAAATAAATCTTCCCATTACGTGCAACAGTATGTGAATAATACATTCTGCTTGTTTCTTTTAATCCTGTGTTTTCACTAAACCAACGTGTTCCGTCAAAACGTAATAAAGTATCAAACTCTGGGTTTTCGCTGTATGGCGGAGCATATAATTTACGTCCTACTTTTGCTAACGTAGTAAATTTTTTATTAGTGTATTGTATATCAGCTACGTCTAACCAATGGTTACGCATATCAATAATTTCGTATTTCATAGTGTTACAATCGTAATGAATTCTATGATGGAACATAGGAGGATCAGGTGCTTCACCGCGAGGTACTCCGTAAATAATTCCATCTATCATTTGTGTAGTATGCCATTTTTTACAATCTTCAATTGGTACTTCTATATGCACATGCGTTAGTGTATGGTCATTTAGATTAAGATGCATAGCCCAACTAAACGGTTCATGTTCTCCGTAAGGTAATGCTACAATTTCATTACCGTGTATATGTCCTTGTATGTATTTGCCTTTGCCTTTAGGAGATACTTCAATGTATTCTATAGCATCTGTTTCTGTATCAACAACTAGGATCTTACTTTCGTTATATGGTAAGAAGTAAATTAAGTTACGGTAAACAATACCATTCTGCCACTTTTCTGTAGACTCGTCAACATCAAGTTTAATTTTTGTAATATCATATGTAGTTGGATCCATTTTAAGCATATAGTCAATGCTTTCGTTTAATCCAAATGGTGGAATGTAGATCATTCCATTACTACCTAGTGTAGCGTAACTAAAGGCTTGCGGGGTCAAATTTATCTCCAAATGCACTTGTTAAATCAGAATGTAGTTTAGTCATGATTTGTTCTTCGTTGTATAACCCAACGTTATCCCAATCTACCATATACATTTTATCACCGTCAATCATAATATTACTTAGTACCCAGTCGTAGTGTGCATACGGACTAGTTTCATTGATAGTAAACTTACAAAAGTCGTAAATCTTTTTTATAAACTGTGGTGTGTGAGCAAACTCACTTGCCGGTGTACCAGGAACTTTGTGATATTCAATAAACATCTTTTCGTCATCAACGCCCCAATCAATTACCCAGCCTTCCATAACTTCATCAAGTATAATAATATGTTCTTCAAGTCTTTCTCGATCAATCACAGTCCATTCTTTACGGAACCTGTCTTCAAGCTCAAATACTTTTCTACCCCATTCGGTATTTTCTTTAATTAATTTCATAAGCCTTTGCCACCTCTGGCAAGTAATCTTTAATGTACATCTTACGCCAATTATCTTGCTTTGTTATTTGTCTTATGAAGTGTTCAATAATTTTAGGATCACTGGGATGATCTGCCCATCCGTCAACATCTGGATGTATTCCTTTAAACTGTTCCTTTAAACTATCAGGAGCATTTTTAACATGTAACCACTCTGGAAGAATTAATAAGTTATCGTAAATTTTAAAATTATTCTTAGTAGCATATTCTTTAAGCTCGTCATAGTATAACGCATTAAGAATACTAAGTGTTGGAGTTACGTCAACTTTACAAAACTCTGCATACTTTTGTGCATTAACTTCTATTTCGTCCCATTTACTTCCGCTTCTAATGTAATTAATTTTATCACTTGCGGCATCTAAGCTAAGACTCATAACTACTAATTTAAATCTCTTTAGTAGTTTCTCAATTCTAGGGTTCCATAACGTTCCGTTAGTATTAAATCTAACTACTACACTTGGATCAAGTCTTTCTAAAAACTTATCTAAGTGTCTAACCATCATAGGTTCGCCACCTGTTAGATAAACTTCTCTAATAGGCAAGTCATCAAACTTTTTCATTGTTTCTTCTGATGCCCAATTAAAGTTTGGAACTTCAAGCACTCCGTGTAATGGAACAATACCGGCCTTCTTCATTTCGATAGCTTCTTCGGCAATACTACTACTGCTCATTTCCCAACAGCTAACACATTTAAGATTACAACTATTACCAAATCTAATATCAAGATGACTTAGTCCAGGACCATAAAAGTTTCTAACGTATCTAGTACCGTCTGGTTTTACTCTAGTACGCATACTGTCAATACCTTGTAGTTCTTGTTGTTCACAACGTGTACAAGCATCTGGCCATTTACCTTCTTCCATCTCCTTAACAGTCTTTTTATGAAAGTCACTGTCATGCCATTCTTGTGGGGTATGTGTTTTAATATTTTCTTTATTAGTTTGTTCAAGGCTAACACAACATAGACGATATTGTCCATCTGATCGTACACAAACTTGATTGTCTAAGTATTTACATCTCACCGCAGGTTACCTCACATATTTTAAATCTGTTTTTACTTGGCATTAATAATTCTTCACCTTCAATTATATCTGTTAATGATCTATCGTTTACATTTGGCCATACAATATCATTTTGTTGTTTAGCATACGGACTATTAATGTCTTTAGGCCAACGGTCACTTAGTAAGTAACAACAAGGTAATACTTCACCTATATGGTTAATTTGTATTTTTCTTTTGTTTTGCCATTTGCATTTTATAGTAGTTTCGCTAAAGTCTTTAATTTTTTCTAATCTTTCAACTTGGTCAAGATGTTTACTATCATATTTAACTACACGAGCTTCGTCTTTTTTATTTGCTTTAAATTTTTCAATAGCACCGTCAACTATACTATTAAGAGCAGTAAAAGTATAACCACCATTAATGTCAAATTTTAAAAAGCCCATGTCTTTGCTTAACTGTTCTACTTCTTCTAACTGATGTGCATTATGTTCAAACACTAGCATACGCCAACGTGCTTTACCACCGGCTTGTATAAACGCTTTAGCGTTATTCATAATGCGTTCCCATATAACTCCTCGTCTGTACAAATGATTAGTATCTTCTAATCCGTCTATACTCCAAGTAACGCCACTAGGTTGCTTAAATTTCTTTAATACGTTTGCTAGTGCAACATATTGTTCTGGCATACCTACACCACCATTAGTATGAATCATAATTTGTATATCTTCTGAAGCGGCATATTCAAGTGCTTCAACCAAAATAGGATTCATTAATGCATCACCATAATTACCATTAAATATTATTTCATTAGTAGTAGCATTATCTATGATATTTTTCCATGTTTCCATAGTCATGTGGCTTAATGGCATTGAAGGATTTACCTTAACACCACCTAAATTTCTACTACAATTTCCGCACATAGAATTACAATGACTTGTGAAATCAACGACAATCGCATCTAGTGTATCAGCAGTTAGGTAAGGCATAAGTATATTTAACAGATAGTTTAATGACATAGTAGAGTTATGACAGCAGATATAGAACACATAAAACGTAGAAAAGACATTGTTACTGTAAAGTATCCAGAGCAATTTGACCCTAAATGGGTTATAATGGAAAGTGGCTGGCCTTGTTTTAGGCTAAGTGCATTAGATAACCAGCCTTGGAAAGAAATGCACAAAGAAGCTGAAGCACTTGCAGACAAGTTTCATTTACACAGAGAAACTACATATGGCAAAGGTTGGAAAAGTCTAACACTACACGGACTAAATGAAGATACTCAAAGTTTAAACACTTACGGTGATAGACAAGAATCAATTAAACAGCTAGATTGGACTTGGGTAGCAGACGAATGTCCTGTTACTAAAAAGTTTTTAACAGATGTGTGGCCTGCAGAGTTTTTAAATCGTGTAAGATTTATGTTACTTGAACCAGGTGGATACATTCTTCCACACCAAGATAGGTCAGATGAAGAAAAGCGTTTGAGTGTTTGTAATATTAGTCTAAACAATCCAGAAAATTGTAACTTTATTTTTAAAGACCACGGTATAGTTCCGTTTGAAGACCAAGGTAGTGCGTTCCTTATGGACATATCAAACGTACATGCAGTATATAACGATAGTGATACGCCTCGTATACATATGATTATACATTATGAACTAGGCAGACGTATTAGAGATTTCTTTTATGTACTAAGACAAAGCTATTATACTAATCAGGGGTAACATGAAAGACTGGAATAGCATCACAGCTGATAGATACTACGAGAATCTCAACCTTGACAACCGTGTTGGTGTAGGTATTCTTGATATTAGTCGCGACATACCAAATGCTACAGTACAAAAACGTTCTTTTGATATGACATACTTTTATATCAATCGCATGTTAAAGATGGGCATGTGTAATTACGTAGGATTTCATAAACGTGTTGAAACAATTCTTGAAGAAGCACTAGCAAAAGACAAAGAGTTTGCAATGGTAGCATGTCAAGGACTGTTATTGTTTAGAGGACCAAGTTTAGTGCAACAAAGTGTGGAATATGCTGAAAACAATCCGCAGTTTTTTGTAGTTGGTCACATCATGGACAAAAAGAATCAACATTATCTTACTAAAGGTGCATACCCTGGGTTACATAGACAATACTTGTTTGTAAATTTAAGCAAATGGGTTGAACTAGGAAAGCCAGCATTTGATGAGATGGGTGTTTTCTGGGACAGAAAACCGGAGTTGCAAAATTATTGTCTAAGTGAAGATACTATTCATAGTAATTACACACCTAAGTGGATTAAAAACATGCAAGGTACAAGTAAGTATGCTACAACTAGCGATGGTTCTAATTGGATTGATATTGCTATGCGTAAAAACATACAGATTGATAATTTAGACAACGACATGCGAGCCTGCAAAGTATTTTTATATCCTTATAGTGATTCAGATAAGTTAGGTGCAGTATGGTACAACAAACAAAGCCCTATAGTAGATGAATTAACTAATCAAAGTCAAAAAGCCTGGATTAGAAAACAAGCATACCAAGAAGAGATAGAAAAGAATAGAGTATATGCGTTTAACACAGAAACTTTAAGTAGTGAAGGAGTAAGGACAGGCGGAAAACTAATCGATCATTTGTTTAGTGCGGCCGCAGGATTTAAACCACTTGCAATATTAAATGCAAACGGCTTTCATGAAGGTACTACAGTACATTACTTTGATTGGTGCGAAGCAAGTTTAAATTATAAGAAACATTTATTAGAAACTTGGGACGGTTACGATTTAGACAAGTGGTTAATAGAAAATGATTTAGATTATAACTTTAGTTCTACGTACAGAGGAAACTATAAAAAGTTTTGGGAGCAAGAACTAAAAGACTTTGGAGGCTCATTAGCATTTCAAAGACTATGGAGTAGGTACAGAGACCTTAAACATGAGTTTCATGTAGTAGATCTTATATATGATAATACTAAACTGTTTGATGTTATTAATAGTGTACATGGTACTAAGGTAATGTGGACTACTAACATATGGTCAAGTGAAATGTTACATTGGAATGTAGAGCCAGAAGAGTTAGAACAGCAATGGTTAAAGTTTGAAGCACAAATACCAAACGACCTTGTACTATATGGACATGATTATATTGCAGTTGATATGAATTCACGAGTGCGTGACAACGTACAGTTAACACACCCGAGGTACGCCTAATGGAAATGAAGCGTTATATAGAAAAGCACGACCAAGCAGACTTAGGTTGGGCAGTTAAAAAGTTATGCAAGGTTAATCCATACTCAATGCAAAGTTGGTACGCTGACTTAGAAAGAGATTATAGTGATTGGAAGTTTGTTATAGGAGAACAGCAACACGTATGGCAGTTTCCTATTAGTGATCCTGAAGCAAAGACAGGACATCGTCTAATGGACGATACTGCATACTATACACTATGTTGGAACAGTAACGAACCAGGACCTAAGCCATTTGAACAAGGTTGTGCAAAGCCAGAGTATCGAGACAACGACAATGATGAACTTAACCCAAGAGAATGCTTTAAAGGTTATGCACTAGACGTTGTAAATAATTTGCCAATGCGTAGTAAGAAGTGGTTAGTAACTATTCATACTCCAGGCACTAAACTAATTACACACCAAGACAGTCCAGATAAACTTCGTGTACACATTCCTATACACACTAATGAAGATAGTAATTGGATTATAGGTGGCGAAACATATCACATGGAACCAGGTTGGGCATATCTTGTTAATACAACTATTCCGCATAGTGTGGAAAACAAAGGTAGTACAAATAGAATACATTTATACGGAAAGGTTTGGACAGATGATTGCCGTAAGTTATAGTAAGAAAGACTTTGTATCTAAAATGCAAAAAGAAAATATTACAGATACAACAGTTGAAGATACCAACGACTATTATATTTGTATTGATTCAACAGGCGGTCCTAACTCAGAGCCATACTTTGAACAGTTTCACCCTAATGTATTAAATTTATGTTTTGATGACGTTTCAAAAGACAGTACAAATTGGGGCGAAGATATTAAAGACTATTACACAGCCGTTGCACCAACACTAACACAAATTCAACATATTTCAAATTTCCTTAAAGACGCCTGCGGAACAATTCATATACATTGTATGAAAGGCGAATCACGTAGTAAAGCCGTTGCAGATTATGTAAATAATACGAGAATCAAGCACGACGGAAAGTATGCGTATACAATTATAAGGGACACACTAGATGAACTTTGATGTAAAAGAAATATCAGCCAAAATAGACTATAGTGATGTTAGAAGTTATCTTATAGGCTTAGAAAAAAACTATGCACACTTAAAGTTTACTAATGTAGCTGATACTGTTGATAGTGAAAAACATAAAACTGATGGAGTATATGGTTGGGGTATACAAAGTAATTTAGACGACTTAACAATACCATGTCCACCTTGGAACGTACATAAAGAACGTAGCGACAATTATAGAGATACTGTATTAGTACATGGCGTAATTAATAAACTTAGAAAACAGTTTCCACAAGCAAGACAGTTTAGTATTAGTGGACATCCACCGGGAACTGAAATAGCACAACATACTGATACTGACAGATATCTCAAAATACATATTCCTATATTATCTAACCCAGATGCAAAATTTGTATTTGGTGATAAAACATATTCGCTAACTGTAGGAAAAGCATATCTAATAAATACTACACGCCCACACGGAACTATTAATAACGGAAAAACTGATAGAGTACATTTATTTTTTAAAGTGCCTGCGGAACATTACATATGAGATTATTAAAACCTAAAGATATAACAGACGTTGATACATTGTTTGATAGTCTCGAATGGGATATGATTGAATTAGATTTTAGCATTGACAAAGATGACTTAGAATCTTATCATAAAGAACTACGATCACGTTTACAACATCTTTGTTTTAATTTTAATTCTAAAGAATACCTACGTCCTGATATATACGAAAGATTTCAAAAAGAAAATGCTGTAGGAAACTATGTAGGAAACGTAGGTGGTTGGAGTGTTAGTTGGCCTGTAGAAAGAGATATTCCGTGTCCAAGTAAAACACAAGCTAATGTTTCTAAGTACCCAGAATTACAAGACCTTGATGAAGAAAAGTTCTATTACGATTGCGTACCAATGCAAGTTTATAAGTTTGGTATTCTAAATAAAATGATAGAAACTTTATCTTTACAAGCCCTAAGACAAATACTGATAGCACTACACCCGTCAGGGCTAAAAGTTAATACACATACTGACGGAAAAACTAGAAAACTACACGTTCCATTTCATACTAATACTGATGCAGTTTTCACTTTTGGTGAAAATAGAGAACGCAAATATCATATGGAATTGGGCAAAGGTTACATAATTAACACCCTTGTACCCCATGGTACAGAGAACCCAGGAAACACAGATCGAGTACATTTGTTATCCAGAGTTGACGATTCATTTATGCAATCGCTTTTATCAATAAACTGCAATATAGCAGATAAATAACAGTAACAGGAGATAATAATGAGCAACACATATTTTACACAGGTATTAGACGAGCCATACCACTTAGGAAATGGCGAGTTTTTGTCAGTGATCACTAACGGAAAAGTACGCCACGAAGGCGAAGAATCAAGAGATTTTAACAAAGATGCAGGAGCGAGAGCAGGCTTACTTAGAGTAAATGCTGATAAGACTACGTTTGTAGACTTCTTTGATAAAAGTGAAAACGGTGACAGATACCGTGGCATTGCAGTTGTAGGTAATACAGCATACGTAATGCGTACACAAAAAGATAAAGTAGATAGCACAATTAGAGTAGCGGCAATAGATTTAACAACTAATGAAGTTACTATGATCGAAGAAAAAGGTGTAACAGTACACGGCTCAGAAACTCCTAAAACGTTCTGTGGACACTTTAACTTTGGTAGACCAATTACAGTTGGTACTAAAATTGTTTATCCACCAATTATGAGTGGAATGATTATTGTGTTTGATACAGTTGCTAATACATTTACAGTACATGAAACAGAAGAAAAGTTTGCTTCTATTCATAGTGTGTATGTAAAAGAACTAAACGAAGTTGTATTTTTTCCATATGGTAGAACAACTAACGTCCTGTTAACATTAGATATGGGAACAGATAAAATTACATCACACATGGCGCCAACTAACGGTGCGTTTTATCATGTTAACACAAACGGAACTAAAGCAGTTGGTGCTCCATTAATTATGGACGGTACTACAGAATTTAACTTTTGGGTATATGACGGTGATACAATTCAATCAGTTGCTTATGATTCATCTAGCACAGATGACATGGGTGGACAAATGGGTTTCAAATACGGAACTATGAACGGTAACACATTATTAACACATACTTGTTGGGAAGGCTGTAAAGAGTTTGTATCATTAAACTTAGATACACTTGCTATAGACCATTTTGCAACTAACGAATCGTTAGGTAGTAAGCCTGTTATTAATGCTGGTGATGTTTACTTGTTTCCATCAATACAAAACCCAAGCATGGTAAATCCAACAACTAAAGTTTTTAAAGTTGAAGGAACTGCAATCAATGAAGTTATGGACTTAGGTACTGCAAATATTACTTCAGGATCAATTAACGATACTGATAGTGTTACAATGTTAGCACCTTACAAGTTTGATCTTAGTGATGCAGGCTTAGGCGGTGACATGGCTATTGTAGATCTTAATACTAAAACATCAAAACTTCTTCCAGTTAATTTAAGCCTAGAAACTTACAGTAGTTAAGTAGTATGCGTATCTGCATTATAGGTGGAGGTACAACAGGCTGGTGGTGTGCAGGCTACATGGAGAAGTTTCTTCCTGATGCTGAAATTACCTTAATTGAATCTGATAATATTCCTATCATAGGAGTAGGCGAATCTACACTTCCAATGATTAAAACGTTCTTTGATAAGATAGGCGTTGACGAATCTAAATGGATGCCTGAATGTAATGCTATACACAAATACGGAAATGTAAAAACTAATTGGGATAAAGCAGACGGAGAACCTTTTGCTTTTACTTTTTGGTATAACGATAACGATACATTTTCTAAATGGTATAAAGAATACGAAGCAGGTAATAAAACAAAACATCAAATCAACGATGACTTATATGATACTGAAGCATGGCGAGCAGTTGCATATCATTTAGATGCTGAAAAGGCAGGACAGCTAGTTAAAGATAATTGTAAAAATGTTATTCATAAAATAGCAACGCTAGACAAATTACCTGAAGGCTACGACTTATATGTAGACTGTACAGGATTTCGTAGACAGTTTGTTAAAGATAAAACAGAAACAGTATATGATCATCATTTAGTAGATAGTGCATGGGTATGTCCGTTTGAACATGATAAAGACATTTCACACTATACAGAATCAATTGCAAGAGAAAACGGCTGGCAGTTTGTTATTGACTTAACAAATAGAATAGGTACAGGATATGTGTTCTCAAGTCAACATACATCAGACGAAGAAGCACTAAAGAGCTTTAAAGAGTACAATGCACATAGAACTCCGTTTATGGGTAAAGAGCCTAGATTACTTAAATGGAAGCCTAACATACTAACTAATCCGTGGACAGATAATGTTGTTGCTGTAGGTCTTTCTAATGGGTTTATTGATCCTTTAGAGTCTAATGCATTGTTTATGACGCAGTATAGTATTACTTTATTAGTTGATTGTATTAAAAGAAATGCAAAACAAGGCGTGTATAATAGAAGTATGCGTAACTTGTGGAAAGAAAATAGCGAGTATATTCTACATCATTACATGTTAAGTAAAAGAACAGATACTGATTTTTGGAAGTATTATAGCAAGTTTGATGTTACAAAAACTCTATGGGACAATTACACTAAACGTGGTAACAAGTATACTAATTTATATCCTGATGCTATATGGGCAACGCTAGGATTATATCACGATGAGTTCGAACACTACGAGCCTAAAGATTTAGCTCTTTCTTCATAATACTTACTAACATTAATACGCCACAAACTTTGCGGAACGTTATATAGTTCTATAGTTTGTTCTAAATGCCATACACCTCTTTTAGCAATTAACGGTGCGGCAACATCATTAGCACGTTTACTTTTACCGCCATCATTGTTTACGTTAGTACTAATATAAAGTTCTGCATTAGGATTTTGTGCTAACGCCCATTCCATTTGCATAGGTAACATATGACCAAAGTGTATACCTGTCTTAAAAAAGTCTCTACCACTGCCTAGTGTATATCCTGGTAACTGAGCACCACGAAACAAACAACGATAAGCATTTGTACTTACTTCCGGCAAAGAGTGTATACCTGCAATACTAACAATTTTATTATCAACTATAGCAACTGTCCAAGCACCGGTATCTAAACACCATTGCCATTTCATTTTTTCTAAAGAAGTATTATTACTAAAGTTTTGACTGTTACAAAAATCTAATACTTTATCTTTATCGTTTGCTGTAGCGAATCTAAAATCCATTCTTCCAAGTTCGTCCTGTTGGTTCTTTTAATCTTCCGTGAAACTCTTTTGTGTCCATGTTAAAAACATCGCCTGTTGACTTACCATTAATAATACAATGCTGTAAGTTATGTCCACCGGACGCTTGTAACGGCATAAACATAACGTGGTTTTCTTTTTGGTCAATAGTGGTTAAATCAAAACTAGGTGAGTCGTACCCAATCATTACAGGTGGAGCATATTCTGTCATGCCATACCAATTAGCAACTGTTTGTACACCACGCTCTTTAAAAGCATCAATAAATGATTGTTCAATTTTACTGCTACCTGTAACCATATAACGTACACAACTCATGTCTAAGTCTTTAAAGCCTTTTGTCTTTTGTAACAATTCTAAATGGCGTGGAATTAACGCTATATACGTCGGTTTAACGCTATTAAACAGCTTAGGGTAGGTAAGTGCATTAAAGTTGCTACTAACTAGCTGTGCGCCGCTTATATAAGCAGGATGAGCTGTTATAGTGTAGTGTGCTATAGTGTTTGCAGGAAAGACATCTAGTACAATGTCGTCTTTAGTTAAACCAATTTCTTTTGCTGAACGTTCTGCACAATGGTTAATATGTTCCCAAGAATGTGTAACAACTTTGGGTTGGTCCGTACTACCAGATGTGAATAAAGTAAGCATAAACTTACTTATTGGAAATTTGTGTTGAAGTTACTGTATGTGGTTTAAGCGATCATCTTGATCCAAGCCGCGCCATCGTAAAATACTGGATAAGCGTTTCCTGAACCAACACTAACTGGATCCCAAGTAATTCTATCTGCAATAGCTAACATGCCTACAGTTGGTGTACTTGGTTCTGCCGCCAATGGTTTTAATTTTGCAAAACCGTTAACGTCTAGTGTCGCTAATGGAGCATATGAAATAGTATTAGCAATAGCCATACTACCATCTGCTACAATGCTTGTTGCAACTAAGTCTGGAACACTTGCTGATCCATTGTTGTTGATAAACATCATTTTACCCTTTGCAGTATCTGCCGAAACAGTTGTGCCTGGGTCAATTTGGAATGTAACAACACTTGATGGAACATTGTTGCCTGTTGATCCATCTAAACTTCTTGCTTGGATAGCACCTAAGTAATCACCTGCTGTACCTTGTGTAGGTGTTGTCATACTTCCGTGTAATCCTGTGAATGCCATTTTATAAGCACCACCAAATCCTGCTTGTGCTAAACCAATCATGTCAATCGGTGGAGCACCGTCTACTGAGTAAACGTTAATACCTGTACTAGCTACGTCACCTGCCGCACCAAAGTCAACTGTAGTTAAACCATTCTTTAGTTTAATTACGTTAGCATTAGCAAACATAGAACCGTTGTCAAATTTAACTGTTCCGTTGACGCCATCAATAATAGCACTACTGTCATCACTGTAAACTGAACCTGTTATATCACCTGTAAATGTTCCTGTGAATGTTGGTGCTGATACTGTACTTGTAAATACACCTGTACTTGCGTTTACTGTTTTAAGTGCTGGATTATAAAATACTGTTGCATCGTTGGCTTTAACTGTACCTGTTAGCTCACCTGATACTGCAACAGCACCAGTAGCAACATTTAATAATACTGTACTGTCATTACCTATAACATTTGCATTAATACTAAGTGCATCAATTTGATCTGTAACAGTTAGTGTATTAAGATGTGCTGAAGCAAACTTATTGTTAGGTCCACCTAAGCTTCTTGCTCCGTCTACGTCTGGAATAATATCTGATTCAATTTTAGCTGATAAATTAACTGTATCTGTGGCCGCATCACCAATAGTAAGGTTGCCACCAATAGTCATATTACCATCAGCAGTAATGTTTCCAGTTGCAGTAATGTTCCCTGTTACGTTTACATTACCTGTACCTGTTAAGTTATAATTGTTTAGATCTAAGTCTGCACCAAGAAACGTACCAGCTGTATCAACTGCTAACCCGCCTGCTGTGGTTCCATCCCCTACATACAGCTTTTTAGTGTCTGTAGTATAGATCAACTCCCCATCTAGTGGAGTAATTAGAGCCCTTTGGGCATTCGTTCCTCTTCGTAATCTTAAAGCCATTTATAGCACTCCTAGTATCTTATGTATGTATTTATGCCAATAAGATAAATTACTTCCGCTTCTTCAAAAACTGTTTAGTACGTTTTTGTACGTCATTTTTAACTCTTTCTGAATCTACACGGAAATCAACGTTTTTAATAGCAGAATTGTAGTTAGTAAACATCTCGTTAAGTGCATGTTCGACCTCTTTTAAAGGGTCTTTTTTAGACTTATCCTTAATTTCAATCTCCCACTTCTTACCGTTGTGGAATGATACTGTTATACTCTCTACGTACTCTAGCGGAATAGCATCGATGTTTATATCCTTAAACACCTCAGGCCATTTTGCTACTATGTCTTGTGGTAGTCGCTTCTTACGACTTGCCACGACCAGAAGCCTTTTTAACAGGTGCCAACTCGTCGGCTTGTTTTCTTAACTCTGTAGCTTCTTTAAATAGTCTATCAGCATCAGCTCTTAGATTCTTAGCTAAGTCGTCGTCTGATAAAGGCTCATCTGTACTTGCAACAGTTTGAGCTTGTACTTCAGGAGTACCAACTGGTCCGCCTGATCCTACTTCAGTCACTGAACTTTGTCCTACTGCTAAATCGGAAATACTAATTCCTTTTTGGTCAGCAATTACTTTATTAAGTTCTGCAAGGTTAATTGTAGTTGAATTATCAGGTGTCATAGTAACATCTGTTGTAGCAACTTTAGTTAATTTACCTCTAGCATGAAATGATGGTAACATAGTACTACCGTCTGTTAGTTGGGTTCTTTGCATTGCATCTGCTAATTCGTCAGCAGTTTGTCCTGCATTACTTTCAACTAAGTTCATTAGTACGTCATGTTCACTATCACCTAAGTTTTCAGTTTGAACAACTAGACAACTTTCTGGATCGTCTGGTAATGTTCTAAATGCGACAGCAACTTTACGTCCTGTAGCTTCTAATCTTCCTATGTGTTTTAAGGCCATTATATTTCTCCTTAGGCGCCTAATACAGCATTAGCATCCGCAGATGATACTGGTGTATCTTTAGGGTTTGCTGGAGCCGCCGGTGTTGCCGGAGCCTTTGCTGATTCGCCTACTTGTTGATTTTGTACCGTTGTTAAGAATACATCTAATTTATTAAATGTTTTTCCGACTGCTTCTAGTTCGTTAGCCTTAAATGCTCCACGACTTTGTGCAACTTCGATAATAGTTTTTAAAACGCCTAAGTCCTGAACAGTTAATTCTGCCGCGGCCTGCGTTCCTTCTGGTGCACCACCCTGTGGCATAGGTGCTTGGCCTGCGCCATCTTTTCCTACTGTTGGGGTTGATGCAACTTTTGTTGTATCATTTGACATTTATATTCTCCTTGTTTTGATCATAACAAGCATATCTGTGTATATGCTATTATATTTACTCTGGGTTAATTAATTATACTTTAAATGTGGACAAGCTAACATGAAGTAACTGAGCTCTCTATGTTGTTCAAATCCAATTTTAATAGTCTGATTGTATGCACGATTTTGGTTATCAGATAGAACTAGTGTTCGACCTATATAAAATCGTCCTTTTAAGTTTGCCTTAATCCATTTACGGATGGAATCTTCCATGTTATATTTTGGGTGGATACTACAGAACTCAAAATGTTTAGGGGCAGACTTAGCTTCCCTAATATCAAAAAAGTCATAAGCATTGGGTTTAATATCTTTGTCCAGCACTATTTTCCTTCTTCGTAATGAGCAGTAATACCAAATGGTGCCTGCATATTTTTATCATGATAACTATGAACAATAAAAATTGTATCACAGTAGTTTTCGTCACCCCATGTATCCCAAGGGTAACCATCTGTAAACATAATGAACTTCTTAGGAACAATATCATGTTCTTTCATGTATGTCCAGTTTTTCATAAAGTCAGTACCGCCACCGCCAATAACTTTGTACTCACGTAAGTCACTAGCCGAGTCTGCACTAAAATCTTGTTCGTTATAAACTTCTGTATCAAAGCACCATAATTTAATTTTATAGTCTTGATATTCGTCCATAATACCTTGTACTTCGCTTAAGAAGTCATTTGCTTGACTGTCACCAATTGAACCTGACATGTCAATAGCAATACAAAGATCAACTGTATCCATAAAGTTCATACCTGGTAATACTGCACCAGTATGCCAACCTTTACGTGAAGGACGACTAAATGTAAAATCGTTACGTATAGTACTTTCAATTTGTTGTCTAAGTAACTCTCTCCAAGTAATCTTAGGTTCAGTAAGTTCTTTAATCATACGTTCTACTTCTGCAGGAACATTACCTGCACCTGCCGCCTGTGCCGCAGACATCATGTTCTCTTTTATTTCGTCACGTATTTTAGCAAGTTCTTCTTTACTATATGAAGGCTTGTTAGCACTAGGTGCCTTGCCTTTAGTTTGACCTGGTTGTGGGCTATTACCTTTCTCCCAATCAACGTGTTCGTCAAGTAGTTTACCTAATTGCTCTAATTCTTCTTGATCGTACTTTTCAAAGATATCATCATATACAGCCTCTGAAGTCCAACCGTCATATTTAAAGTCTTGGAAAATTGGAATGTCTTTAGGCTTGTCACCAATACGATCACGTACTAGTGTATTGTTTACAATATAGTCTGCCGCAATATTATGTATCTGCGGATCTCTATCTTCTCTACGTGTCATGTGATCAAATACACAATGAAGTATTTCATGTGCAATTACAAATTCTATTTCTTTGTTAGTCATTTTAGCAAAGAACGGAACACTATAAAATAAGTGTCTGCCATCTGTTGCGGCAGTAGGACACCAATCACTTGCTTCTTTAATAATAAGCCTTGTAGCCATATTACCAAAAAATGGATGACGCAATAACAAACCAACTCTAGCTACAATAATTCTGTCCAAAACTTCTGCACGAAGTTCGTCAGTAATTTCTATTTGTGGAGTTTCTGTTTCTAGTTCTAATACGTCTGTTGCCATGTGCCTATTCCTTATTGTTTATACTTACAGTATACAGTATTTAATTGAGTTTGTCAACCAAATAAAAAGGGTAGAGTACCAAAAAGTACCCTACCCTAATCAGTTAACTAGCCTGTGCGGCTGTGATGTACTTTCCGTACTTTTCATGGAACTCATCAAAACACTCAACTTCATCTGGATCGATTGGAAGTTGGTATTGTGTAAGACCTAATTTGATACCCATAACTACTAGCTCGGTATCAAAGTTGTCCATTGAGAACCTTAAGAAGTTATTAACCATATCGTCAAACTTCTTATTGCCTTTATCGTTAGCTTCTTTTAACTCATAACATAAAGAAACAGTCAAGGAATACATGGCACTGATTTCTCGTGTTTCTAATGTTTTTACTTTGCCATCTAATACATCAGATGGGTTAGGTAAGTTAGCTGAAACTTTACGGTGGGCCATGAATTTCACAGCCAGGCCTTCGCCAACTGAACCACTAACTAAATCGGTAGTGGTGATCTCGTCATCATCATCCTCTAGTAGTTCGGATACAAATGACCAAGAACGAGGTGTAGCAAATGAACGACTTGGACTTTTTGGATCAAAGTCATACAAGTCTTTCTTGCTGAATGTCAAGTAACCAACAACATCTTGGTGTATGTCATTGTTTACTGCCCACTGAAACCAATCGTCAAAATCAACTTTTAGTTCTAAGTGAACAAATCTATTTGCCAATGGTGCTGGCATTCTATATGTAACACCTTTGTCAGCATCTCTGTTACCTGCCGCTACAATAAGAACATTGTCTGGTAGTACATAAGTACCAACCTTACGGTTAAGGATTAATTGATATGCCGCCGCTTGTACAGCCGGTGCCGCAGAGTTCATTTCGTCTAAAAACAAAACGATAAACTTATGCTTCTTAGCATCTGCTTCTGTTGGCAATTCTTGCGGTGGTGCCCAATGCATTGTATTATCATTTGAACTATAATACGGAATGCCTTTAATGTCTGTTGGATCCCATAGTGACAAACGAATGTCAATCATATGTGCATCAATTTCTTTTGCAACTTGTCCAACGATATCCGATTTACCAATACCTGGTGCTCCCCAGATAAACAACGGACGTTTCTTTTTAAATGCTCTAACAATGCTCTTCTTTGCACTATTAGGACTTACTGTTCTAACTGCTATATTTTCCATGTTGTATTCCTCTTTCATTTTGTTCAGTGCCATACTTTAATTTCTAAGTATGTATATATTATAGCACCTCGTATTCAAAAGGTCAACCTAAAAATGCAATTTTTTTAAGAAAAAGAATGTAGTAATATCAAGGGTTTAGCTCTTCGTCTGTCCGTTTTAGAGCTTTGGCTAGTCCATATTTACGGACATCTCCACTAAAAAGATGTAATTCCATGCTCTTTTTTTCACTTGTAACTGTTACTGCTTTGTTAGTTACGTAGTAAGGACAATCGATAAACTTATCTAAGAACAATATAATTTGGGTTGTTATCTTAAATTCTGGTGGAAATGGAATTTCATATGTAACCAAATCCAATTTGTCCATAATAAACATCATGCCTTCGTCAGTTAGACGTAAGCCGCCAACTGCTCTAGTGTTTTGCCACCATAACGGCATGTACTCTTTTAACGTGCTTTCACTAATACTAATGTTGGCCTGTTTTAAGAATACCTTGGTATAGGTTTCTTTCCAGTTCATTTTAGTCTTCTTGTACTGTTGTGCCGGAAGTTAGTTTTACGACGGTAAAATCTTCAGTAGTGAATAGTTCGTTGAGTTTACTTGCTAGGTTATGTGCATGTCCAGGATTGCTAAAAGACACTTTCTTATATTTAGGTCCAGGGTAATTAGTAAGTACATTAGATGACTTTAAGTTAAAAGGTTTACCCTGATGGAAAACTGCCCAAATAGCATCAGCCTCTAGAATTTGTTCGCTTCTATAAGACTTTTTATTTACATGCTCTAGCAATACTTTAGGTTTTGGTCTACTCATATATCGTTCCTCTATCATAAGTATTTATCCAAATGATGGAGTTATATGCGTAGTTTACTTGGCTACTTCCACCCTTGTCCGCCACCGTCTACAGTAACATTAATTACTTCTTCAGCGTTCTTTTCCTGGTGTACTAGAGCTTCTAATTCGCCGTGTAAGCGACTCATTACACTTCCGATAGTCAATGCCAAGTTCTTAGCATCTCTAATGTTAAGTGTAATGTCTTTTAATTGTTGGTTGTCAGCAGTCTTAACTTTGTCAATAAACTGTTGTAAAGGAATAGTGTTTAATGGATTAACGGTTGGCACGTGATAACTCCTGACGCATTTCGATCTCAGTCTGGAACGGACCTCTATATTCGTATGATTCTAATGTTACAAGTTTAGGACAAAAACTCTTTACCCAACCCTTGTCAAAGTGAATACAAAAATAACCTGCACAATATAAGCTCTTAGACTTTTTACTTTTAGTAAACAATCCAAACTTTCTTTTTACATCAAACATACTATTGTAAGGAACAGTACTAGTTGGTAAGTTATAGATCTCTTTTGAAACACTAGGTTTTGCTTCACTAACACCTGACTTATTCCAAAGTAATGTACCTAAGTTCTTTTCAACAATACCTTTAGTATCATATATGTAAGTTCCTGTATCGCAACTGTACATATATTTGTTATCAGCATCACGTGATAGTGTGCCTTTCTTTTCGTTCGAATCAGTATCTTCAATGATCCAAAATTTATTCTTTAGTATTTCATTTGCCTTTAGTTTTGTCATTTTACAGGGTACCTCGCTTGTAGTGGTTTTGCATATGCTTGTGCATTATCGGAAATTCTTTGCATATCGTATATAGCACAGAACTTCATAAGACGCAAGCCAACCTGTGAAATATTCTTAGGTTGTGCATTTTCGTTAATAGTGTTAAAAATCTTTTCTTTAATATTCTCAGGTTGTGCAGTTAAGTCACATAGTGTAACATTACGTTGATAGTCATCTAGTACACGATGCTCGTTACCTTCATGATCAGTCCAACGTTGTAGCATCAAGTTATTCCAGTTATAGCCTTTAGTACCTTTATCTTCGTATGCTTCTAGTAAGCCTACTTTGTTCTTAGTACCTTTTTTACGTACACCTGGGTATGCACTAAACACGTTATCACTTGTGTCGCCTCGCATACACTTTTCAAATAGCATATAGTCAGGTTGTGGAGCAGGCTTTTCTAAGCCAGTCTTTTTATCAATAACAGGTTGCTTTTTCTTATCATCAAAGTAACCTTCATGTGTAATAATTGTATTGCTAACACCATTGTATTGTGATACATTAGGTGCAATTAATTGTGCAAAGTCACCATCAGTACTAATAATAACATGCTCATCATCTGGGTGTGCTTGTGTCCAACCTGCAATCAAGTCATCTGCTTCTAGTTCAGGATGTTGCATTACAGTACAATTAGTCTTTGTAGTTACAAAGTCTTTAAATGCATCAAACGTTTCCCAAAAGATCTTTTCTTCTTCTGCTTGACTAGGGCTAAGTGCATCACGACTTTCTTGTCTATTACGTTTGTAAGGCTCGTAATAATCTTTACGCCAACTACGACCTTCTAAACAAAATACAATATGATCAGCTTCAAAGTCTTCCCATGCTTTCTTAATACTATTAAGTGTAATATGGAAAGCCATACCTACCTTAGTATCTAAGTCGCCACGTACTACATGCCGAGCTCGAAAGAAAGTGTTTGCTGTATCTACTAGTACATATTTCATATTACCGTCCAAATCTATTATATTGTATGTATATTATACAACGAACTGCCACACAAGTCAACCTAAATCTAAATAATTTGAGCAACCAGTTTTGTGTTGTCATCTGCTTGACCCCAACTGTCTACAGTAGCACCAGGTCCAATATCAGTTAAATCACGTTTAACAAACAGTTCAAGTTGTGAGTTTTGGTGCATTGCAGTTGCACCTACTTCTTTTTCACTTAGGATACATACTCCATAGTGAAAGCCTGTATATACAATTTTAGTAATATTATTTTTATTACAGTATTTGATTAAGGCTTGTCTTTGATTCATTTGTTTCCATTTAGAGAAGTTAGCTATTGGATCCTTCTCTTTGTTACAAACTATAAATTTATGTTTACAATCTTTAAGATAGTAATCAATCTTTTGGCTTGTTCGTATCATCTCATGTGGTAGCCATGGCCACATAGTATCTTCTTCCCAACCCATATTACGGTGTGGGTGCATAACTAACCAAACTGCTTGGTCTTGCAATGTAGCTAATTGTCCTTGAGCTTTTTTAACTTGCTTCACTTTTACCATCTTCTCTAGAAACAATTTTGATATGTCCAGCATCTCTTTGCGGATCATGTCCTTGTTCTGTTAAGATAGTTCGAGCAACATCTTTAAACCAACTGTCTACAATAGCTTCATTAGTTTCGCCTGTGTAACCAGCATCAAGTAGTTGTTCAATAAACTCGTTATTCCAATCGAGCTCAAAGAACCCGTTCTTAATATCTTTTGGATTAACTTGTGTATCTAATACTGCTACCCAAGGCTTCTTAGCTTTGGTCGCCGCTTCTTTTTCTTGTTCTAATAGTGTTCTTGAATTAGGCTCGCCTGTAACAGGTTCCTTTTTCTTAAACACATTTTTTAGTTTATCTAGCATTATGTTTCCTTATAGTAGACCCTTTTCTCTTAATTGTTCATCAAGAGGTTTAGTGTCCTTTGTTGTATTTTCTTCTTGTCCTATTCTAGCCTTAATCAATTTATCAAGTTCCCCAGGCATTTCCGAATAAGCTGATGTGGAGTCTTGGAGTGAATCTCCATCCTTTTGCCATACAGGCTTCCGCCACGTCTTTAACATTGAGGGAATATTCTTCACTGCGTCCACCCAACGGCATAAGATATACTGGACATTGTACCCCGGCACCTTGGTAAGCCTCCACAGCTCTTTCAACTTCATCAAAGTCGTTTTGAGTAGCGACAACAAACTTGAGATACATGTCACTATCAATAACAGTATTATACTGCTCAGCCACATCAGGCTTAATAGCAGTATCCCAAGGTTCTCCACTAACACTAAGTTTTGGGGAACAAGACCAAGTGACTTGGATTCGATCTTGATCGTTGAGATAGTTGAAGAAATCGTCGTGTAAAATTTGTGTAGTGTTTGTTTCAAATGTAACATTTTTTAAGTCCTGCATACGTGGATGCTCGAATAGTTCGATATATAACCGTTGCCACGCTAGTAACGGTTCCCCTCCAGTTAATATTAAATGAACGTCTTGACCATTATCTTGTACCCACTTACCATTAGGTGTGAGTGAAAGTAAATGTTCAACAACGTCATCAACTTCAGCTAGTTTGTTGAAGTGTTTAAATTCAGGATAGATACTTGCATAAGTATCACAACCTGTATGTATAATAGGTAAGTCATTAAACTCTTTTGTAGTTTCGTGGACACCTTGATTAATAAGTTCCAGTACTTCTGCGTTATGTTTCTTACCTGCTTTATGTTGTTCCCAACGATCACGTTTCTCGTCAGTACCAAAGTTCATGCAACGAAAGTTACAACCAAAGGTACGTAAAAATACACTAGGTACTCCTACAAACTTACCTTCACCTTGTACACTATAAAATGCTTCTGAGTATCTAAGTTTAGCTGGCATTATAGTTCCTCTGCAATCCCTAATAGTTCAGCAACAAGTAAACCACCTGCTAACCAAACAATACTTCCTGTAAATAATGCTACTAC